GTTGTAGGTAGTGGTTCTGGTAATGAAGGTATGACTATTGTCACTGGCACATCAAATACTGGTGGTATAAATTTTGCTGATGGAACATCAGGTGATGCAGCTTATCGTGGTTACATAGAATACAGACACGATTTGGATGCTTTTGTTTTTGGTACATCAGCAACAGAAAGAATGCGACTTGATTCTTCTGGTAATATAAGACCTGCCACCGATGCTGGATATACAGGACACTCAGATTTAGGAACTTCTAGTTTTAGATATGAAGATGCTTATGTTAGAGATGGTGTTACCACTGGTTCTGATAGAAATGAAAAAGAAAATATTACTGAAAGCAATTTAGGTTTGGCTTTTATTAAAGAATTACAACCTGTTTCTTATACATGGAAAAATAATAGTTCTAATAGAACTCACTATGGTTTGATTGCACAAGATATAGAAACTTGGTTAAGTGATAATGATAAAAACAATACAGACTTTGCAGCATTAATTAAAGAAGATATAAGCGAAGAACAAGATGGCTCAAACTATAGATATGGTCTTAGATATACAGAATTTGTTTCACCATTAATAAAAGCAATCCAAGAACAACAAGAATTAATAGAAACTCAACAAACCACTATCAATGATTTAAAATCTAGGATAGAAACCTTAGAAGGCTAATATGAGTAATACCAAAGTAAGCAGTGAACAGATCATAGACGATGTAGCCTTAGGCGGTAATCCGACTACAACTACACAATCTGCAGGTAACAACACGACCAGAGTTGCAACCACAGCTTTTGTGACCACTGCGGTTTCCAACCTAGTGGATTCAGCACCATCAAGCCTTGACACTTTGAATGAGTTAGCTGCAGCTATGAACGACAACGCTTCTTTCTTTAGCACAGTATTACCTTTGTCTGGTGGCACTATGACAGGGGATTTGATACTTGGGGATAGTGTGCAAATAGAGTTAGGCTCTGCGAGTGGTGGCGATTTAAGGATTTATCATGATGGTAGTAATTCAGTTATTCTTAACAATACAGGTAGATTAGACCTTAGAGCAGCAAATTTAGCTTTTAAAAATACAACTAATAATGAAACTTATGCAACTTTTACAGAAAATGGAGCAGTAGAGTTATACCACGATAATGCTAAGAAAATAGAAACTTTTTCAGGAGGAATTGATGTTTCTGGAGTTATCTACAATGGTGGTGGTACAGCTCAGGCGGTAGGCATTGGTGCTTCTATGGGCGATGTCAATGCAGTAGAACTTGGAGCAGGATATTTAAGTTTAGCTAGAGACGACACAGCAGATGCTAAACAGATACTATTTGAGAAGAATGATGTAGAGCATAGCTCTATAACTACGAAAGCAAGTAGTTTAGATATAGCTTCCGCACAAGCGATAATTTTAGACTCTGCAGGTGATATAACGCTTGATGCAGATGGTGCTGAAATATTTTTTAAAGATGGAGGAACATCTTTTGGAAGAGTTTTTAATTCTAGTGGTAATTTTTATATAAATCATCCTACTCAAGATAAAGATATAATATTTCAAGGGAATGATGGTGGTTCTGACGTTACTGCTCTTACACTTGATATGTCAGCGGCAGGTTTTGCTACGTTTAATGATGGTATTACTTTAAAAGGGGAATCTTTTTTAAATACTGGCAGCACTACTATTATGACCATGAAAGATGATGGAAGTAGTAATTTTATTCTTAGGTCATTTCAACAAGATAAAGATGTAATATTTCAAGGTAATGATAGTGGTAGTGTAATAACTGCTCTTACTCTTGATATGTCAGATGCAGGAGCAGCTTTATTCAATGGAAATATAGCTCTCGCAGGAGGTGCTGATAGAAGAATACAGTTAAGTAATAGTGGTACAAGTGCAGTTAATTTCTCAAGCAATAACACTTGTAGTATTCGTGGCGACAACGATTTCATAAAAATAAATGCTGCTGCTAATGGTGGCATTATCATGGAAGTAAATGGTGGCGAATGTTTGAAACTAGACGCAAACCATTGGCTTAGATTAAATGGTGGAAACGCCCAACAATATGGCGACAACCAAAGAACATACTCAGGTGATGAGACTATAACTTGGTCAAGCTCAACATCAGCTAATACTTGGACATCAAGCTACTACATGGCTTATCAAAAGTTTGTAGAAGCAGGAGTACACCTCGGATATTCTGGAAATGGAGCTATTTCACAACACTTTAGAATATCAATGATGAACCACTATTCAGGTTTGAGTATTCAAACTTTACATTCTGCTTCTGGTGGTAGTGGAAGTTCATACCACACTATTTCATTCACAAGTGGTGGTGCTTATAATACAAGAACACTAAAAATAGTTAACACTCCAGCAGGTGGGCAGAACACAGCTAACCTTAATGGAACAATATATTATGGATTGGCAATATAATTATGGCAGCAAGTTGGAAAAGCATAGATAGAGTACAGTCTGGAAACAGAACTACAGAAATAAAAGCTGTAAGGATTGATACTAATTCAAAAGATGTAGAATTTTTTAGAGAAGTATTAATTCTTGTTGGGATACCTGAACAAGAAGCTGTAACTGCTATGAGTGAAAAACAGCTACAAACTTATGTTGAAAACCATGTTGATATGACAGAGCTTGATAAAGACATAGCCTCTGAAGATGAGCCACCTCAATCAGAGTTTTCATCTTGAACATTAGTAAACAACTGATATGATATATAGATTAACTTTAGAAAAAGGAGATAAAAATGGCAGAAGCTAATAAAGACGAAAGAACGCTAGTAATGAAATCAGAGACAGGCGAGGATGTGACCTATCAGGTAGCAGACATGAATGACGAAGCCAAGTTGCTTTACACGAAGATTGAGATACTTAGCAAAGAATCACAAACCATAAAAACTAATGCCGAGTTTGGCTTAGAAAAAAACGATATATTGCAGAAGCATTACTTAGAGGTACTAAAGCCTTTACTTGATTCAGATGAGTCGGAAACTGAGGAAGTAGAGGATGCCGAGACAGAAGAAGAATCAGACGACAAGTGATGTAGCCATAGCGTTGGATTCGCATGAGCAGATATGTGCAATTCGTTATGAAAATATAGAAAAAAGGCTAGAGTCTGGCAGTAAGCGATTTGCTAGAGTAGAAGCCATGATAATCGGAGTCTATGTATTAATTATAGGCTCACAAGTAATCGCACAGGTCTTGTAATGTCAGGACTACAGATCACCACCGAACCCACACAAGAGCCTCTATCTTTACAAGAAGTCAAAGAATACTTGCGAGTAGAAGATAGCACTGACGAAAGAATAATAAGACCATTTATAGAAACTGCTAGGAGAATCTGTGAAGAACACACTGGTAGATCGTTGATGACACAAACCCATAGCTTTTTTGTAGACGCTTACGATGAACTAGCCGACCCTTTGTTTGAAGGCTTTAGAACAGGACCTTACCTTAATTATTACAAAAACCACATAGTCTTACCGACCAGTCCAATCGTCAGTGTAACTTCGGTAAGCACTTTTAACGATGATGATACCGAAACTACTATGGCAGCTAGTAGATACTATGTAGATAATGTGCGTGAACCTGCCAGAATCGTGCTTAGAAAGGGCGAAACCTTTCCAACAGCACTTAGGGTAGCAAACGCTATAAAAGTCCTCTATGTGGCAGGATATACCTCTGCATTCACTGTGCCAGAGCCGATTCGTATGGGTATGTTGCAACACATCGCCTATTTATACGAACACAGAGGCGATATGTACGAAGCCTCAGCACCTATGCCACCTATGGTCAAAAAACTCTACGCACCTTATGTGATACATAAAGGCATTGGTTCTTCCTCATTCTTAGCGGTAGGTTAATACCATGAACTCTATCGGCATGATGAGATATAGAGTTCAGTTGCAATCCCCAAGCGATACAACTGATGCAGGAGGCGGTAGATCGCAAAGCTATACAAGAGTAGCCGACATTTATGCCAATATCGTGCCAAAAAGCGGTAAAGAGAGCTTCCAACGAGGCAAAATTCAAGACGAGACCACCCATGACATATTTATCCGCTATAGAAGTGACATAGACGCTTCCTACCGCATTGTTTACGAGAGTAGGTCGTTTAACATCAAAGCCATCTTAAATGTGGATGAGAGGGATAGATACTACAAGCTGTCATGTACCGAAGGGGTAGCACAATGAGTATTAAAAACCTTGATGCTTTTCAAAGACGCTTACACAAAAGATTTGTCAAAAATGCAGGTTCTAACCTGAAAAGAGCTGTCGCTAGTAGTGCGATGGTGGTCAGAGGAGAAGCAGTGTCTAGTATTTTATCTGGTAATAAATCAGGTCGGACATATCGTTTATACAATCCAAATAGAACACATACTGCCTCAGCAGCAGGTCAAGCTCCTGCTAGTGACACAGGTACACTTGCCAGTAGCATATCTATTGATGTGGATATAGAAAGAAATGCTGTGGTAGGTAAGATCATAGCTTATGCTGATGATGGGTCTGGCGGTAATTATGGTAAACATTTAGAGTTTGGTACACAAAAGATGGCAGCTAGACCCTTTATGCAACCTGCTTTGCGTAAATCCAAGCGTAAAATCAATCAAATCTTCAAACGAGAAGGTGTAATTAGATGAGTATAGGAGGTTTTGCCCTACAAAGTACAATCTATAGCACTTTGTCTGGCGATAGCAATTTAAC